TCGTTGCGGCTTTGGTGTACTTGCTACAGTTAAAACAATAACTAGAGCCGTCCTCGTTGTACGATAACGCATCACTGCTACCGCAATCTGAACACGGCTGGTGCGTCTCAGTGAATGCCATAACGTCCTGCCCCCATGTCAGTGTAAAGCTCGTCAACTTCTTCGTCGTCCATTGCTTCTAACAAGTCAGTAAAGAAACCACCTGCAATGTTCATAGCTTCAATGAGCGTTAACGTCTCAAGCTGTCGTTCAACAAGCTCACTTACTTTCTGTTCTTTAGAGATACTCATAGGTTAAATACCTTATAAGATAATATTTTTAAATTAAACTTTTCTGCTTCTGTATAGATTATAAACACAGCTTACAGTTCTTCGTCAACAATGTGTTCAACAATTTTATCGTAGACGTGTTGATCAATCATCTCGACCAGCTCGACGCCGTGCCACTTGACAGAGTCGAGGACGATCAACCCATCCTCGCTGGTAAACTCTACGGTAATGTCAACTAGTATTTCTACGTCAAACAGATTACATTCACCCCTCATAAAACCTCACTCGTATGCTTGACAATTCTGTATCGTTTACCATTGTCCCGCTTTGTTTGCACGTAATACTTCGCTTCGCCTACGTCGTCCGTTGAAAACACCTGTGACCAAACATCGTCGTATAACTCAACTACATATATTGTATTAACACCAATCATGTCTCACTCCTAAATCATGTTCACATATTCATCATTGATAATTGTCTGCACATGGATGTAACCTTCAGGCCAGTACGTGTAAGACTCTTTAAGTGCCTTCGCTGTTCTATGTACCGCCGCCTCGAAGTGTTCAAACATTCCTAGCTCTTCTTTGTAATACCAGAAGGGTATGCGTAACACTGGCTCCGCCGGTCCGTTGTATTCGTAGTACACGATTATCTCTGCGTCGTTACCAACGGGTCCATCGTTGCCAAACATCTTTGTGTGATCGTTCTCTGGTTGTTTCATGTCTCACTCCTTTGCGTCTATGAAACGCTGTAGCTTTCCCATCTCTTTAAGTTTCTTCAGCGCGTCCCGCTCAATCTTCTGCACTGTTATGCGGTGCAGTCCTAACGCCTTCGCTACTTCTTCTTGCGTCATGTGATAATCTGCTGGGCTGCCGTGGTACTTCCGTTTGTCTGCCATCTATGCCTCAAGTGTTGCCTGTCCTGTCACTTCGATATGTAACCACCCTATCCATGCAATGTAACTAGCTCCGCTGTATTCGTCTGCCGGTACGTATGCCGTGGACAATCTAAAGGTACCAGTGAAGTACAAGTCGATCAAGTGTCTGTCCGTCTCGATAACGAGTCCGTTATTCCCAAAGTCTGTCACGTATTTGTAGTACCGTTTAGCCGTTGTGATCTTCATCGCATCAACCTCCCTTGTTTGTTTAATTCTTTCATGCGCTTTTTGTAACGTGCATTGCGCTTGCGTCGTCGTCGGTTGCGTGGATCATTCCAGCTCTCATAAGCCCAGCAAAGACCAGCCCAGACTGGCACAAAGCTGAATAAAATTGCAATGTCAAGTAGTGTTGGGTTCATTATCACGCCTCCCATGTTTCTTTAACGTCGTCTAAGCTTTTACACCAAAGCCACACCTCTAAGCTGCCGCCGTTCATGTCACCAAGTGATAACTGTCCAGCCTTGTAAGCTTCCATGTAGTTGTAATAGTCATTCTCCGATGTGTAAAGATCGCCACCGTCTCTGTCTATGATTGTGTAACCGAATGTTTCATCGTTCATTATGCCGCCCTCGCTATGATGTTTCGTTGATTCTTTTCCATTGTCTTACCGTGTCCGATGTAACAAACAACCGCCACATCTTTTGACCAACACGCTCGACACGTTCCGCACTTGCCCGCTCGCGTGTATGCCTCACAGACTGCCGCGCCTACTGGTACACTTTCAAGTGTCGCAATTGTGGACGTTGTAGCGCCTTCGATAGTCTCGCCGGTGATACTGTCAGATGATCGGCGAATCACTACGTTCGGTAATGCTTCCATCTGTGCGAGTACGTCCCGAAACTTTGTAAACTTATGCATCCGCGTCGGTAACCAATGCTTAACCCACGGCGTAGCTGTCATTACTTCCAAGATCTTGTTAGCTAGACGCAAGTCATAAACGTCGCCGCTGTCAAACCATCTGAAGTATCGGTCGTTGTCCAATTCCGCCACCATGTCAGCGACCCACTCCGAACGCTTCCAATCCTCTTTGTTATGCTCTCGCGGCGCTTTGACGTTCTTGAAGCGATAATTACCGGTAGTTGCGTAACATCCTTTACAAGCATCGACTAATGAGCCGTCGCGTTTCTTCGATGCCGGACAAGTGTCTAACGCTTGCAGTGACCATGACCGACAAGGCATCTTTGAAGCTTTCGATAATTTCAACACGTTACCACCCCAACCATTCTAAAACGTCATCTGAATAATAAACCGACTGAACACCAAACATGTCCACAAATTCTTGCCAGTCTTCGCCTTGCTTCTCAATCTCTCGCCGAGCTTCTGTCGGTGATATTTCGAGATGCTGTGCCGTTTCTTCGTATGTCATTGCGTTGTCTCCGTTGTTTGTGGAGCCGCTCACGCGGCCCCTAGTAGTTGTTCAGCCGCGTCCGTCATTGGATAACCTGAGTTGGCCGCTGAGAGTTTACAATTACCGAACGAGCCTTCCTTCAAAATGACACAATCAAAGAAAGGATACGTTGCGGCATCGTCGCGGTCCAACGCGATAATAAATTCAATATCCCAACCACGCTCGCCAGTCTCAGGATGACATGTATATATTTCATATAAGTTGAACATATCTAATTACCTTTATCAGTGAAGTTGTATATAGATTAGGTGAGAGGATTTGATAAGTCCAATATTAATTTTGAATACTGAAATGCAAAACCATTCACGGAATGAATACTGTTGAGGTTCTGGGGTGTGTCTGAGGTGTGTCTGCGGTGTGTCTATAGGGTCCCACATAGACTCTCACACCTCACCCTGTCAGTTCTATTTTGACACTGAGTAGACATGCGAATATGCATATATAAAGATATCTTTATGTTTGTCTACAAAGATCTGGGCCGGGGGAGGGGCTGTGACTGCGGCGACTACGGCATGTCCCACCTAGATACAAAAAAGAGTCAAATTAGACCTTAAAATAACCCCTAGTTATCTAACAAGAAACAATATATAAATCAATAACATGAGCGGTTCAGAATCTGGACCGTGCTGGTACAGTTTAAAGGACAATACAGTCTTGTTAAAAATAATGCTTGACAAATCCCTAAAAGTATGGTACAATAAATAGTATATTATGTCTTTAAAGATTCTTTACCGCGCTGAGTAAGATAAATTTTATATGATAATTATTAAATGTATGTCATATAAGCACGGTAACGAGACTTTAAAGAGTCTTATAAGAGGTATGTATGTCAAATGTTGATAATCCTCCTCGCCGAAAGCGTGGAAGACCGCGTAAAAGTGACGTTACAACAGTAAAAAAAGGTAATCGCAACGCTGTTGGTCGCCCGAAGGGTGACGCTGCCGTCATTAACGAATACAAAGCACGTATGTTGGCGTCTCCAAAGTCCCGAAAGGTGCTTGACACTATCTTTGATGCAGCTCTTGACCACGATCATAAGAATCAAGCAGCAGCGTGGAAGCTTGTAATGGATCGTATACTGCCCGTTGCAGCATTTGAGAAGGATATTGTTAAGGATGGTGGCCGTAACGCCATTCAGATTAACATTAGTGGTGTTGGTGCAGTAGATGTAAGTGAACCTACAACAGTTGCTACGTCTAGCGACATTATAGAGGGTGAAGTAGTCGATGAATCTTAAGCATTTTGATCCTTCAGAGTTTAACTGTCAAGTCACTGGTACCAATAACATGGAGCGAGACTTTTTAGAAAAGATGGACGAGTTAAGAGCAGCGTGTGGGTTTCCTTTTACGATCACTAGCGGGTATCGACACCCGACTGAGCATCCGATTGAGGCTAAGAAAGACGTACCCGGCACCCATGCTCAGGGAATCGCGGCGGATATAAAAATAACAAACGCCGTGTTTCGCCTTAAGATTGTAACGGAGGCCATTCGTTTAGGATTTACTGGGATAGGTATTGCTTCTGACTTTGTACATGTAGATACACGCGGAACAACACCCGTTATGTGGACGTATTAGTGGATCTTAATATAGAACTACTGCCGTGGCAGCAAGATGTCTGGGCAGACAGTACTAGATTTAAAATAGTTGCAGCGGGACGACGTACTGGTAAGTCCAGATTAGCTGCGTGGATGTTAATTGTTAACGCACTACAGGCAGATAAAGGTCATGTATTTTACGTCGCACCTACTCAGGGACAAGCCAGAGACATCATGTGGCAAACCCTTCTGGAACTGGGAAATCCTGTTATTAGTGGTAGTCACATTAATAATTTGCAAATCAAGCTTGTCAACGGAGCCACAATCAGCCTCAAAGGTGCAGATAGACCAGAGACAATGCGAGGTGTCAGCCTTAAGTTTTTAGTGCTAGACGAATACGCAGACATGAAACCTGACGTATTTGAACAAATCTTGAGACCAGCACTTGCGGATCAAAAAGGTTCTGCAATGTTCATTGGTACGCCAATGGGAAGGAACCACTTTTACGAACTATACAAATATGCGGAGCTAGATGATGACCCTACGTACAAGGCTTGGCATTTTACATCTTACGATAATCCTTTATTGGACCCGTCAGAAATTGATATTGCAAAAAGAAGCATGTCAAGCTATGCGTTCCGTCAAGAATTTATGGCATCGTTTGAAGCTCGTGGGTCAGAAATGTTTAAAGAGGACTGGGTATCTTTTAGCGAAGACAAACCTGAAATAGGAGATTACTACATTGCCGTTGACTTGGCAGGTTTTGAAGAAGTCAACAAAAAGAAAACTAAGAATTCCAAGCTTGACGACACAGCGATTGCCGTGGTTAAGGTCAATGAGCATGGTTGGTATGTTGACAATATTATATACGGTCGATGGTCACTTGACGAGACAGCACTTAAAATATTTCAGGCCGTTAGAGATTACCGTCCCGTATCGGTTGGAATCGAAAGAGGTATTGCTAAACAAGCCGTGATGTCTCCTTTAATGGATATGCAAAAACGCTATGGTATGTTCTTTAGAGTAGAAGAACTTACTCATGGTAACAAAAAGAAAACAGATCGTGTTATGTGGGCGTTACAAGGACGATTTGAAAACGGATACATAACGCTAAACAAGGGTGAGTGGAACAGTAGGTTTCTTGATCAATTATTTCAGTTTCCCGATCCATTAACCCACGATGACTTAATAGACGCTTTGGCGTACATTGATCAGTTAGCAAATGTGGCTTACGACTACGATTACGAAATCGAAGACCACGAAATCTTAGACGTAGTAGCAGGATACTAATATGAGTGAACTATACGATAATGACCCTCTGATGATCCAAGAAGCCTTAGAAGACTGGGTTATAACTAAATGTGAAGACTGGAGGGATTACTACGAAAGCAACTATGAAAACAAATTTGAAGAATACTATAGATTATGGCGTGGTCAATGGGATCCTGCTGACAGCCAGCGTGGGTCTGAGCGTTCCCGTATTATTTCTCCTGCACTTCAACAGGCAGTTGAGTCTAATGTAGCGGAACTAGAAGAAGCTACGTTTGGACGTGGTAAGTGGTTTGATGTTAGTGATAACTTTGGCGACACTGATAAGCAAGACGTACAGTTTCTTCGTAATAAACTTACTGAAGACTTTGAAGATTGTATGGTACGTAAAGCAGTAGCAGAATGTCTTATTAACTCAGCAGTTTTTGGTACAGGCATTGGTGAAATTGTTATTGAAGAAATGAAAGAGATGGCTCCAGCCACTCAACCAATTATGGGAGGTGATCTTCAAGCTGTTGGTGTTAACATCACAGAACGTGTCAAAGTAAAACTTAAACCTGTACTGCCTCAGAACTTTTTGATTGATCCTGTAGCTACATCTGTAGAAGACGCTTTGGGTGTAGCTATTGATGAGTTTGTCAGTATGCACCAAGTAGAACTACTGCAAGAACAAGGTGTGTACCGTGACGTTTATGTTGGTCCTGCTGCTCCTGATACTGATCTAGAGCCTGACCAAGACATCACTATTTATAACGACGACAAGGTACGTTTGACTAAGTATTACGGTTTAGTGCCACGAGAGCTTCTAGATGCCGCTACAAGCGACGATGATGAAGAAGTAGCAGATAAGGAAGGGTCTGAATCAAAGTACGTAGAAGCCGTTGTAGTAGTTGCTAACGGCGGTATTCTTCTTAAGGCTGAAGCTAATCCTTATATGATGATAGATCGTCCTGTTGTTGCTTTTCCTTGGGACGTAGTACCCGGACGTTTTTGGGGCCGTGGCGTGTGTGAAAAAGGATACAACAGCCAAAAAGCACTTGACACAGAGCTACGTGCCAGAATTGACGCACTTAGTTTAACTATTCACCCAATGATGGCTATTGACGCTACACGTCTACCCCGTGGTGCTAAACCAGAAGTACGTCCCGGTAAGATGATCCTAACCAACGGAGACCCCCGTGAAGTACTTCAACCGTTCAACTTTGGTCAAGTTAATCAAATCACTTTTGCTCAGGCCGGAGCATTGCAGCAAATGGTACAGCAAGCAACAGGAGCAGTGGACTCAGCAGGAATTGCAGGTCAAGTTAATGGCGAGAGTACTGCCGCTGGCATTAGTATGTCTCTTGGCGCTATTATTAAACGCCATAA